GCTGCAGTTGTGGCCGGCCAGAGAAACAGCGCTAGTCTCGCAGCTCATCAACTACCCCAAAAGAAAGTCGATTCATATTTTTCTAGCGGGTGGCAATATTGACGAACTAATCAATATGGAAGAGTCTGTGTTTAGTTGGGCTAGGTCACAGGGCTGCGATATGCTTACGTTTTCTGGCCGGTTGGGTTGGAGCAGAAGCAAACTTAAAAATCGTGGGTATAAACCAGACCACATGATGATTTTAAAGGATTTGTAATATGGGTATGGGCGGAGGATTCGGACAGTCTCAAGGGAACACCGGTATTGGTGCATCCCCTACAACCACAGGCCAATCTCAGTCTATGGGCCAGCAATACGGTGGCAAAGGCGGCGGCATGGGCGCCGGACCCCAACTGCAACAGCCGTCTCAGTCGTCTACTACCCAGTCACAAACTCCCCAGAGATATCAGCCCACAGGCGGCAATGTCTTTGGCTATAACATGAACCGGCTTGCAAGCCGCATGGACCCTTCCGCAAGCCTGCCCGGGGATATGACTCAACAGCAGCCCCAGTACCAAGCGCAAGATACATTCCAACCGCAATACCAACCCCAAGATACATTTCAAGGGTCTTTTGGCGGCAAGGGTGGCGGTCGTCGCGGGTATGAGCCGGACTTCTTTGAACCACAGTACCAACAACAGTACCAACAACAGCCTCAACAACAGCCTCAACAGCAACAAAATCCGTTTACGCCGCAGCAGCCCCAATACGATGATAAGTTTGCCGCTCTGCAATCCCAGCTAGATAAGTTGCTTAGCCAACAAAAAGGCACCACTACAGGCGCCAAACCCGCTGCGGACTCTGAACTTTCGGATACTGGCGAAGATATTTATGCTATGGACCCCGGCAGAACAGCTACGGGCGTAGGCAGCCAAGCGTTTGTCCCCGGGGACGCGACACTTTCTCCTGAAGATGTACAAGCGAGTCAAGCCGCGGCCACTCCGCCCCCTGCTGCACTTACTACGGGGGCTGGATTTAGAGACATTAATTCGCAATATGGAAACATGTTGGGGAACGTAAATGCAACTGTCGGTAAAAACGGAGCAATTTCGCTAGTTAGCAATACGAACAAAAATATAAAAACCACATTGCCGGCTGGTAGTTATTTTGATTCGTCTAAAAATCAATTTGTGGATTCTTCTGGCAAAGCTATTAATGTTGGCAGCCAATTCCTTAGCCCGCAGGCTACAAACCTATCGTCTGGTATTCAGTACGGGGATACGGCCGCCGATGTTAGGACTGAATTTGGAAAAGTTGTTAATGTCACAGATAAAGCAAAGGTCAATAGTGATGGTAGCGTGACGTTGCAAAACGGAACAAAGATTCCAGCTAATTCTTATATAGATAGCAACAATGTTCTTCGTGCCCCCAATGGGTCGGTAGTTGCAGTTAAGCCCAAAGATTTGCCTACTGCGGCAACCCCAGCTCCGGCACCAACAACTTCGGCGGCAGCACCCGCCCCGGCACCGGCGACTTCTGCACCCGCCCCGGCACCAGCACCAGCACCAGCAGCTTCTGCCCCCAGACCCGCCCCTGCACCGAAGCCGGCTAAACCACCTAAACCCGCCCCTGCACCGAAGCCGGCTAAACCACCTAAACCCGCCCCTGCACCGAAGCCGGCTAAACCACCTAAACCCACCAAAAACGCTGCCAAAGGCGGCTCTATCATTGTCCACAAGGGCATGACCGCTAACCTCAAGAAGCAGTTGAAAAACAAATGACCACTTCCGGCACAACAGGATTTAATCTAGACCTCAACAGCCTTGTAGAAGAAGCTTTTGAGCGTTGCGGTGCTGAACTGCGTACTGGCTATGACATGCGTACTGCACGTAGGTCGTTGAATCTGCTGACTATTGAGTGGGCAAACCGGGGCATCAACCTCTGGACTATTGAGCAAGGTAGCATTCCGCTAACTCAAGGCACCATCGCCTACGACATTCCGGCGGATACTATCGACCTGCTTGACCACGTTATCCGTAACGGCACCGGCCAGAACCAAAGCGACATCAACATCACGCGTATTTCCGAATCTACGTACGCAATGATTCCTAATAAAAACGCCCAAGGCCGCCCGATTCAGGTGTGGATTAACCGCCAGTCGGGTGCTACTTATCCGGTCGGGGGCCAGCCTGCAGGAACAAATCCGAGTACCGGCGTAGATAGTCCTAAGATTAATATTTGGCCGACAGCCAATTTGGATAACTACTACACGTTTATCTACTGGCGCATGCGCCGGATTCAGGACGCAGGTAACGGCGTTACTACTCAGGACATCCCGTTCCGGTTCTTGCCGGCTATGGTTGCTGGGCTGGCTTACTACATGTCTATGAAAATCCCCGATGCTATGAACCGCATCGAGATGCTTAAATCTGATTACGAACAACAATTTCAACTCGCTGCAGACGAAGACCGCGAGAAGGCAGCTATTAGACTGGCGCCCCGTGTCGGGTATGTTGGTGGCGGTGGTTGGTAAATGGCCTCGAAGTTTTCGTCCGGCAAGAACAGTATTGCGGAGTGCGACCGTTGCGGCTTTAGGTATAAGCTAAAACAATTAAAGCGGTTGGTTATTAAGACAAAAAACATTAACATACTCGTATGCCCAACCTGTTGGGAACCTGACCAGCCGCAGTTATCTTTAGGTTTGTACCCGGTCAACGACCCGCAAGCAGTAAGAAATCCTAGACCTGATGTGAGTTATTACCAGTCAGGATTAACAGCAACAGGCACCATTGGTGAGGGTAGTAGAATAATTCAGTGGGGGTGGGACCCTGTAGGATTTAATAATTCTTTAGACCTACCCATCCCAAACAACCTTCTTGCTGAAGGGCAAGTAGGAACAGTAACAGTAACAACAAATTAGGAGTGCTTCATGGACAAGAAGACTGTTAAAAAAATTGCTGACGTGGAAGTCAAAGCCCACGAAAAGCGCATGCACGGTATGAAGAAGGGCGGCGTTGCCACTGCCGATATGAAGAAGTACGGCCGCAATATGGCCCGAGTCATGAACCAGCGCAGCACCGGCCGTGGCCGGTAAGAGAGCAAATATGAACTCCGATAAGTTTGAATATTTCCCTGCTACTACCCCGGACCCGCTGAATAAGTACGTCCAGCCGAAAGAATACTCGGTAGATATGGGCCAAAATGGGTACCCGGAAAGCATCGATAAAACCCAAAACGTAAAAACCCGCGGTACGGGCGCTGCCACTAAAGGCAACAAACACAGCAACAACACGCAATAATGAACTACAACCAACTTGTAACCGCTATTCAGGACTATTGCGAGAATACGTTCTCAGCAACGGATATCAATACGTTCATTGAACAGGCTGAACAGCGGATTTACAACTCGGTGCAGCTACCAGCCTTGCGTAAAAATGTTACTGGTAATGCTACAGCCGGCAATAAATACCTAGCAGCCCCATCTGATTGGTTGGCTACATACTCTATGGGTGTTATTGACGGGCAAGGTGGCTTCAAGTACATGCTGAATAAAGACGTAAACTTTATTAGAGAAGCGTATCCAATGCCCGCCGATACTGGTGAGCCTATTTATTACGCACTGTTTGACCAAAACACGTTTATCCTAGGCCCCACGCCGAATATCGCATACAACATCGAGCTACATTATTTTTACTACCCGCAATCAATTGTTACGGCTGGTACTAGCTGGGTTGGCGATAACTTCGATACGGTGTTGTTGTACGGTGCATTGGTAGAAGCGTATACGTTCTTGAAGGGCGAGCAGGAAATGCTTCAGGTGTATAAGGCTCGGTATGACGAAGCTATGCAGCTTCTCAAACAACTGGGCGATGGTAAAAACAGGCGCGATGCCTATCGCAGTGGTCAAGTTCGGTACCCGGTACAATAGGAGAAATAATTGTTTACTTCAGAAATTCCGATGTTGTTGGGTGGGGTTACAGTACATACCTCCAATAATCGTGGATTTACCCCCGAAGAACTTACTGAACGGCTGTTGGATAAAATTATTTATGTGGGCAAGAACTCACACCCGGTGATTAAAGAACAAGCAGAAGCATTTCGTTTTCAAATCAAGGGCGTCCTTCTTGCGTATATGAAAGAAGCGGTTGCATGTCACAATGTGACCATTGGAAATAGACTCGTGGATGCAGGGCATCCCGAACTTGTAAAACTTTTAGATTAGGAGCTTATTATGGCAATCAGCCAAGCTATGTGCACTTCGTTTAAGGTTGAACTTTTGACCGCGACGCACAACTTCACCGCCTCTACCGGCGACGTTTTCAAAATTGCTCTGTACACCTCGTCGGCTTCTTTGGACGCGACCACCACTGCTTATACGACTTCTAACGAAGTTGTTGGTACTGGATACACTGCAGGCGGCAATACGCTGACCAACGTCACTCCCACGTCTTCGGGCACCACTGCACTTACCGACTTTGCTGACACCACGTGGAGCACGGCTACTATCACCGCCCGCGGCGCTATGATTTATAACAGCAGCAAGTCGAACAAAGCGGTTTGTATTCTGGACTTTGGTTCGGATAAGACTTCTACCGCTGGTAACTTTACCATTGTGTTCCCGGTCCCCGACGCGTCTAATGCCATCATTCGTATTGCCTAAAGGTACTCCGTGCTTTTTTCCGTCGATTACATTGGCTGGGGGTCTGGTCCTTGGAGCCGAGACGGATGGGGCACGGATGTATTAGAGGTAAATGTAGACGGCGTAGCTGCTACTGGGTCGGTTGGTAGTGTTTCAGTAGCCGCAGATGCTTCTATAAATTTGGTCGGTGTTGTTGGAACTTCGCAACTAGGATTGGTAAACGTAACTGCAAATGCTGATGTAGATGTTTCTGGCAACCAAGCCACTGGGCAGTTAGGAAGCGTTGCAGTTATTACTGATGTTGCAGTTTCAGTAATTGGGGTAGAAGGCTTTGGCGATGTAGGCTACCCAGTATTTGCTGGCGACGCAATTGTAGATAGTTCTGGAGTAAGCGCCACTGGCGATGTTGGCACCACGAGTGTAGTTGCTGAAGCCCAAGTAAATGCAACAGGAACGGGGGCTACCTCGGCGGTTGGTGCAGTTGAAGTTAATGCTGATGCAGCGTTTGGCGTTACTGGGGTTGTGGCAACTGGGGCTATAGGCACGCCGGATGTATACCTAGATGAAACGGTGTATGTAACAGGACTTGTAGCAAACGGGGCGGTTGGTAATGTATCCGCGACAGGAAGCTCAATAGTAAATGTCTCTGGGGTATCGGCTGTTGG